ATAAAAGGCGCGTTTTTTTGGGGGGCGTATTTTTTGTTATAATATGCGCTTAAAAATTAAAGCCCTGCGGACTCCGACGGGGCTAGGGATGGTCGGTGCGCGAAGAAATCGACTGATAAATGACTATTGATGATTTGCTTGCCCGTTGGGGCTTTTGGCGTTCGGTTCGGGATGATAACGGACTGGGTTATGCAACCAGTGCGGCAAACCGTGCAATGGCAGGTGATGCGAATACGGGCGGAACGCGTCCGTTGCTGCCTTATGGGGTGGACGCGGATTCGGTGTTTTCTGCGGTGGACAGGGTGGTGATGAAGGAATTGCCTGCGTTCCATCGGGAGGTGTTGCTGTTGCGCTATTCAGGCGGTATCGGCGATGAGTACAAGAAGGTCAGCGTCGAAAAAGCGATGGCAGAGAAGTGCGGCTGCTGCGTCCGCTTGTTCTACAAATATTTGAAAGACGCTAAAGCCTTGCTGTGCGTGGCTTTGAGTAGCAGTGAAGCGGGCAGGCTGTTAAACGGTTGTTAAAAACTGCTTGCGCTTCGTGCAGTGAAATGTTTAAATTATGGAAAACTGCGGTTTCGTGCGTAACGAGACCACAGTTTTTTTATTGTCATTACCCGTATAGGCCGTCTGAACCGCCATTCAGACGGCCATTTCTTTGGGGTGGATATGATAAAGATTAAAGCGGATGCCCGCGAAACCGTGCGCTGGTTTGATAATGTGCAGAAAAAACAATTGCCGTTTGCGTGTAGTCGAGCTTTAAACGCTGTGGCAAAAGATGTTAAGACCGCCGAACAAACGGAAATGAAGTCGGTCTTTGCTGCACCGAAAGCTTATACCGTGAATTCGGTTTTCGTCCGAAAGTATGCGCGTAAGACTGATTTAACCGCTGTTGTTGATTTTAAAGACGGTGGCCGTGGGCGCAGTGCTGCTAAATATCTTGCGGCGCAAATCGAAGGCGGAAGCCGTAGGCAGAAAGCGGTGGAATCGTTATTGATTGGCCGTGGGTTAATGCCTGCCGGAATGAAGATTGTTCCGGCTGCGGTCAAGCTGGATCAGTACGGTAACATAACGCTTGGCACGTTCAGGCGCTTGGTTGCCGGCGTGGCGGCGGGTACGCACTTTGCGCTACATCGTCAGCATGGCAAGCTTGAGCCTGGACTTTATCAGCGTAGTAAGCGCGGCAAGGTTAAGCCCTTGCTGATTTATGTGAGTGGTGCCAGCTATGGTAAGCGATTTAAATACTTTGAAACGGCAGAACGTACAGTTCAGTCCAAGTATCGTCAACACTTCGATAGGGAGTTGGCAAATGCTGTGGCAACAGCCCGTTAGGTACTTCCGCCGTCGCTGGACACGCGGGTGATTCGCGCCGCGTTTTTTGTGAAGCGACAGGGGGCGTTAGCTTCCTTACTTGGTTTTGTTCCGATGATTTTTGTGTGTGATGTGAGTTTTATGGGTGGCCTTTGTCCACCCAGTTTTTTTTAGTGTGTTTCAGACGGCCTGTCATTTTTGAATGTGTTGATATTGGGTCTGGTGGCAAGCCGTCTGAAGTGCATTTTTAGGACTTGGATATGCTGGTTAATAAAAGGCAGTTGTCCGAGATTTTAGGCGTGTCCGAACGGTCGTTGACGGATTGGCAGAAAGAGGGTTTACCCGTTGCCAGCTATGCCGACAATCGAGGACAGGCAAACGAATACGAAAGCAGTGAAGTTATCCGCTGGATGGTTCAGCGTGAAATTGAGCGACTGAACAAAGAGAAGCCGCGCGATAGACTGGACAGGCTTAAGGCTGATGCGATTGAGCTTGATATTAAAGAGAGAACGGGCGAACTTGCTCCGGCCGCGTTGTTTGAGCGCGCTTGGTCGGATCATATACTTGCTGCCCGTACCGAATTTTTAACGATGCCTGATATTTTGGCCACCGAATTGAGCGCGACGGCTGGCGTTGAAATCGACCCAGATGCCATTGCCGCCCATATTTACCGAGCGCTTGATAAGCTGGCGAACTACGGAGCCGATGACGATGCAAACAGCGACAGCAACGATGCAAGTGCAGATGGCTGATACCGTGTTGCGCGTGTTGCGGCAGGCATGCCAGAAATGGCGTCCGCCGCGTAAGGTAAAAACACGTGACTGGGCGAATAAGTACCGCTACTTGTCGAGTATTGAAGCAGCCCGACCCGGTAAATACGTTTTGGGCGTTACGTCATATCTTGAGTGGGAAAACAGCCCGCTTGACGCTCTTGATGATCCAAATGTACAAGTGATTTGCTGCCAAAAATCCGCGCAAGTCGCATGGACTTCCGGTGTATTGGGTAACTTCTTGGGCAAGACAATCGACACCGACCCTAGCCCAATACTGGTGCTATTCCCGAAAGAGGGTGCGGCCAAGGAGTACATGGACGAGAAGTTCACGCCGATGGTAGAGGCTACACCTGCCCTGCGTGAAAAAGTCGATACCCGTGCCCGCGTGCAAGGGCAAAGGCAGCTATTTAAGAAATTCCCTGGCGGTTTCCTTAAGCTGGTGGGTTCAAACAGCCCTGCCAGCGTGAAATCGTCGCCGGTGCCGATTGTGTGTGTGGAAGAACCTGACGACTGTAACCTAAACCTACGGGGGCAGGGCGACAGTATCAAGTTGGCAAAGGAGCGAACAAAAACCTACCGCCGTCCGAAAATTATTTTAGGCGGCACACCAACCATTGCAGGCGTATCAACCATAGCGGCTGAAATGGAGCTATCCGATAAACGCGTTGGTATGGTGCCATGCCATGAATGTGGCGAAGCGCACGCTTTGAGTTTTGACTACTTAAGCTGTGATGAAGACCCGAACGGCAACCATCCCGTTTTCGGTAAGAAATTGCCTGAAACTGCACATTACACCTGCCCGCATTGTGGCAGTGTATGGAACGATATGCAGAAAAACCGCAACGTGAAGCGCGGCTGGTGGCAAGCTACCGCCCCATTTCATGGCACCGCTGGTTTTTATCTGAACGAGCTTTACAGTCCGTTTCCCGGCAGTGTCTTTTCCGAATTAATGAAAAAATGGCTCACCGCGCAGTATGAGATGGATAACGGCGATGTCGCTCCAATGATTGCATTTGTCAATTCATCAATCGGCATTCCGTTTGAAATGACGAACGACGGTGTTAAAGAGGATGAGCTGGCTGAGCGTGCCGAAGACTACCCGGAAAATACCGTGCCACGTGGCGGCCTGGTGTTGACAATGGGTGTGGACGTACAGCACGACCGATTGGCTATTATTATCCGCGCCTGGGGGCGCGGTGAGGAAAGCTGGTTGGTTTGGTGGGGTGAGATACACGGCAATACTGTTGACCCTAAATCAGACGTTTGGCGCAAGCTGGCGGAAATGATTTTTCAGACAGTCTACCGGCATGAAAGTGGTTCCGGTATGAAGATTGCCGCGGTGTCTATTGATAGTTCAGACGGCAATACGTCTGATGCGGTTTATGGTTTCGTACGCGCCTGCCGCGGTTATAAGAATATCAATGTAATGGCTGTGAAGGGTAGTTCAAACCCGGATAAAGAGATTTTCAGCCGCGCCCGTGCGATTGATCTGAAACACAAAAACACCAAGGCCGACAAATTCGGCGTACAGGTGTATAGCGTTGGGGTGAGCCGTGCGAAAGACCTGCTGATTGATGAGCATGCCCGAATTAATTTAGAAGGTAGCGGCGCCGGCCGTATGCACTTTTATTCAGGCGTCCGCGCCGATTACTGCAGCCAGTTGTTGTCTGAAATCAAAGTGCCGAGCCGGATGAATAAGCACAAAAAAGTGTGGCAGAAAAAAGTGGGTGTGAGAAACGAAGCGTTGGACTGCGAAGTGTACGCACTTCATGCCGCCCGTTCGCTTGGTACGCATACCATGTCTGCCGCGCGATGGGCGTTGTATGAATCGGCCTTGTTGCAATCCGAACTGTTTGCAGAATCGAAGCCTGAAGCTGATCAGATTGTCGGATCTGAAACCGGCCGCGAAAACAGCAGCGGTTATTCGGCCGTGAACCGTCGCAAGCGTGGCGGCAATTTTGCTACTAACTTTTAAATTCTTGACACGTCGGCGGTGGCACTGCACGACGGTGAAGGGCCGAGGCCGGAGAGATGTAGCCGGTACAGTCTGTAAACAGCCCGGCGGTGGCGCGTCGTTAGCAAAGGCAAATGCTACTGTTACTCTCAATCGCCGCCCAGCCTGTAAGTTATGCTTACAAGTTCGGGCGGTTTATAAATTTAAAGCCATGAAAACTGAAATCTTAGACTACATCCGCGCCCATCCCGGCTGCACTTCTACCAGTGTTAATAAAGCAGTGCGAGAAGATCGAAGCTGGGCAGATTGGATTAATACGCGCAACGATATAGACAACCTGATTAAAGAAGGGTTGGTCAGATCGAGCGAAGAAAACGGTATCACTTTATTTTATTTAACGGATAAGGCCGTCTGAAATGACTATCCAGCAAATCACTGCCGATCAGCGTGAACAGCAGTATATCGCCGAATTGGATGATGCCCGTGAAATCTTGCAGGTGCTTAAAAACGCCTATAAGGAACATGCTACCGGCCGTGGCTTAACCAAGCGCTACAAAATTAAAGACCGTGAAATGGAGTTTGTCGATTTGGCAGATTTGCTGAAGCAAATCCGCTATTGGGAAAACGAAGTTCGGAAATTTGAAGCTGCATTAGGTTTTTCGGCTAGGCGTAGTGGCCGTATTATCTGCCGATTTTAGGAATACACCATGCCAACAAACAACCCAACCGTGCAAAAGCGCGGTTTTTTTGCGCGTATGTTCGGGCGCAAACGGCCGGAGCAGCCCCAGCAGGGTAATCGCCGCAATTTTGCCGGTGCAGGCCGTTTGGGTGCGTTGCAATCGTGGCAGCCGCAAAACTGGTCGGCTGATGCTTTGGCGCAATCTGATTTAGACCGGTTGCGGGCGCGCGCCCGTAGCTTGGCGCGAGATAACGACTATATGCGGAAATTCTTGCAAATGGTCGAAAGCAACATTATTGGGCGCGAAGGTTTTGCATTACAGATGCGGGTGCCGATGGACAACAGCAACAGTCCCGACAGTATCGCAAATCGTGCAATTGAAACGGCGTTTTCCCGCTGGGCACGGCGCGGTGTGTGTGATGTCACTGGATTGTTGTCATTTGCTGATTTGCAACGCCTTTTGGTGCGTTCGGTAGCGCGTGACGGCGAAGCGTTAGTGCGTCATATCTGGGGATTTGGGAACGACTACGGTTATGCCTTGCAGGTTCTCGATATTGACCGTTTGGATACAGGTTTCAGCCGTGATCGGATGGACAATCTTAACGCGGTACGCATGGGTGTGGAGCTTAATGAATACAGTCGCCCGGTGGCTTATTGGTTGCGCACCAGCCATCCCGGCGAGCGCGGTCAGATTTCATCCAGCCCAAATCTGCGTGAGCGGGTGCCGGCAGATGAGATCAGCCATATTTACCTGCACGACCGACCAGAACAGCGGCGCGGCTTCCCGTGGGTTGCTTCAGCGATTGTCGGGCTGCAAAACTTGGGCGGTTATCAGGAAGCGGCGATTATTGCGGCGCGTATCGGCGCGTCAAAGATGGGTTTTTTCAAGCAAACCGAAGAATCTGACAGCTTTATGCCGCCAATCGATGGGCAAGAAGTGAATAACGGGCATGGCGGTGTTGATTTAATCGATACGGTTGAACCTGGGACGTTTCATGAGTTGCCCCAGGGGTACGATTTCACTCCTTTTAATCCAGATTATCCCCATGCGAATTATGATGCTTTCGTTAAAGCAAGCTTACGCGGTTTGGCGAGCGGATTAGGGGTTTCGTATCACTCGCTGGCAAACGATTTGGAGGGTGTGAACTTTTCCAGCATCCGTAGCGGTACCCTTGAGGAACGTGACGCGTGGATGTCGTTGCAGAACTGGTTTGCCGAAAGCTTTTTGTATGACGTTTTCGACCGTTGGATTGAATCGGCGTTGCTTATGGGGGCGATTAAGTTGCCTAGCGGTAAAGCATTGCCGCCTGCCAAGCTGGATAAGTTTAAAAACTACCAATGGCAAGGTCGCCGCTGGTCGTGGGTTGACCCGTTGAAGGATATTAAAACTCACGAAGCAGCTGTATCGCTGGCGGTTAAATCACGGCGCGATATTTGTGCCGAAATGGGCTTGGATTTTGATGATGTGCTGGCTCAAATCGAGCAGGAAAACGTGCTGATGGCCGAAAAAGGCATTATCTCAACTGTAAGCAATTCCGCTGCGGCGGTAGAGGGAACACCAAATGACGAAACACAATAAACCAGATAAAGCAGATAGAAAATCGTACGGTCGAAGTGGCATTTTCGAGTGAGGAGCCGGTAAAACGCTGGTTCGGCGATGAAGTATTAAGCCACGCGCCCGGCGCGTGTGATTTGAGCCGTTTAAACGATGGCGGCGCGGTGCTGTTTAATCATGCTTGGGATAAGCATATCGGCGTAATTGAACGCGCTTGGATTGATTCCGACAAAAAGGGCCGTGCATTAATCCGATTTGGTAATAGCGCCCGTGCTGCGGAAAAGTGGCAGGACGTGCAAGACGGCATCCTGCGCCATATTAGTGTTGGCTACCGTGTTAATGATATGGCATTAGATAATCCCGAAGCTGATTATGATGATTATCGATACATTGTTACCAGCTGGGAGCCATACGAAATCAGTTTTGTAACCGTGCCTGCCGATACTACGGTTGGTGTTGGACGCAGTAACACGCCTGAAGTAACACAATTGCCGGTAGAACCGGAAACCCAAAATCCTGAACCTATTGAAAAAGGAAACCGTAACATGGATAAAACCCAAAATAAGCCGGCAGTTGTACCTGCCGAACCAACCGATACCGCTGAACGCGGCATGCAAGCCGAACGCAGCCGTGTAAGTGAATTGCTGGCGATTGGCCGTGCATATGCGGCGCATGGTGGCATTGAGGCCGCCGAAAAAGTGATTGCAAGCGGCGGTAATGAAGCGAATTTGCGCGCGGTCATCATGGAAAACATGAAAACGCCCACTACCGTAACATCGGACAGCATCGGTATGAACGCTACCGAAAAACGTGAATTTTCGTTGCTGCGAGCAATGGAAGCTGCGGCCACAGGCAAGTGGGAAAAAGCAGGTTTGGAGCGTGAAGTATCCGCTGAGTTGGAAAAACAGCATGGTCGTAGCGCAACCGGCTTCTTTGTGCCTACCGATCTGATGGCACGTGCATACAGCAAAGGCAATGCAGCCAACGGCGGCAACACTATTGCCACTGATTTCCGTGATGACTTGTTTATCGATCTGCTGCGCAACCGTCTTGCTACCGCCCAACTGGGTGCTACCGTATTGGATGGTTTGGTTGGTGATATTACTATCCCGAAACAGCTGACCGGTAATAGCGTAACTTGGGTGGATGAAAACGGCCAAGCCAGCGATAGCAATGCCACATTTGGCCAAATTGGCTTGAAACCTAAAACCGTTACTGCCAATACCGAATTAAGCCGCAAATTCATGCTGCAATCGTCTTTGTCGGCTGAACAATTTGCACGTAATGAATTGCTCCAAGCCATGATGTTGGGTATCGATTTGGCAGCCATCAACGGTAGCGGCACGTCGAATCAACCTACAGGCATTCTGAATACATCCGGTATTGGCGCGGTAGCCATCGGTACCAACGGTGGCGCGTTGACTTGGCAGCATATCGTTGCGTTGGAAACATCCATTGCCGCCGCAAACGCAGATTTGGGCAACTTGGCATACCTGACCAACACCAAGGTGCGCGGTGCGCTGAAAACTACTCTGAAATCCGAAGGCGTGAGTGGTTATATTTGGCAAGACGGCGATACTCCGTTGAATGGCTACCGCTGCGCAGTATCCAATCAAGTGCCGAGCAACCTGACTAAGGGTTCTGCGGCGGGTAAATGCAGCCCTCTGATTTTTGGTAATTGGGCTGACCTGATGATTGCCCATTGGGGTGTTTTGGATGTGATTGTTGATCCGTACACCAAGGGTAAGCAAGGTGCGGTGGTGATTACTGTTCTGCAGGATGTCGATATTGCTGTACGCAATGCCGAATCTTTTGCGGCAGTGAAAGATATTGTGACCGCCTAAGTAGTTTAATCAAGAAATGCCTGTCTGGAAGGTTTCAGACAGGCATTTGTGTTTAAATCATTGGAGTTTGAAATGGCAAAAGTACAAATTATCCCGCGCCGTTCTTTTTTCTTGGGCGATATGCTGCTGAATGAGTCGGAGGTGGCAGTCGTTGAAGAAGCGGATGTAGGTCATCTGATTAAAAGCGGCTGGGTTGATCTGGTAGAAGACGGTGGCGGTGGTGAATCCAAGCCGGCGGCCGGCAAGAAATCTGGTGGTAAAAAAGTACCGTCCAAAGTGAGTGAAACAGACGGTCAACG